ATAATAATGAATCTAATAATGAACTTTTACCACTTCTGTTAGAAGCAAATAATCCATAAATTCCATTCATTTGACTAAAATCTATAATATTATTTTCTCCATAACTAAACATGTTTGAAAATTCAAACTTCATAAGATTATATGTTATATTCTTAGGAATGTCTGCACTTTGTAATTTAGAATTAATTATTCTGTTAATATGTCGCACACCATCTAAAATTTCATCTTCATCAATATCTAAACGATTTGTTAAATAATCTGTTAATATTGTATTTTGATATTCAACATCCCTAACATTACCTAAAGATATTTTTGTTGTATTAGAATTATCTTTATGAAAATCTTTTACTTTCTGCGTTACTATATCTTGAACATTATATTTAGATTTTAAATCTGCTACAATTGTTTTTATTTGAGAAGATGTCGTATTTTGAATCTTTAATTTGATTCTAGGCTTTTTTGGAAATTTTGCTGGGTATGTCGTTATTATACCATTACTAACTTCTAAAGTAACATATCCATAATCATTTTCTACTTCTATAAATTTAGACTGTGCGGTATTAACATCCCATATCATCAATCCATGAAAGTCTAAAGTTTCCCCAAAATTTTGTTGAATAAGACTAGAAGCATAAGCAATAGTTTTATCTGAGTTTAGATATTGAAATTTATGTATATCTCCTAATAATGTAATTGTATGATTTGCAAATGTTTCTGTATTTACATGATCATTTGTTAATTGAAATCCAACTGCTGTCGAAGCTTGATTCACTGCGCCATGATGAAGAGCAATTTTAATTTTATCATTTGGTATATCTATGCCTTTAATAAATGATATTGGCTTATCAGATACACCCATTACATTAAAATAAACATTACCTAATTCATAAACACCGGTATTTTTTAAATAAAATAAGTTAGGATGATTAAGAGCATTAATAATAGGCTCTAGGGCATCTAATCTAGTTTTATTATTTAGATTCATATCATGATTACCAGTAATTACGATTGTATCTGTGATATCTGCTAATGATCTAAAAAAATCTTGAATCATGTTTATTTGCTCAGGTGACATATCTGTCTTAGAATGAGCAATATCTCCGGCTACATATATAATTGTATTTGGATTATTAGATTTAAAATTTTTACAATATTCATATAATCTAGAAAATACTGTACGATATTCTTCATGTCGTTTTTGTAAACGAATATGAATATCTGCAATATGAATAATATATTGAATATTACTTATTTTATTATTTATTTTATGAATTTTAATCATATATTTAATTTATATTTTATTAACTCCGCAAATGTTAACGGCTTTGTTTCTTTAATAATTTTAATCATTCGTTCAAATCCAATTTCATTTGGATCTTTTTCATGAAGGTCTACAAAATAAACTGTCATACCTTCATCCATAAATTCACTTGCTACATTTAATGCTTGTTTTTGAGCATCTTTATCTAAACAAATATAAATTTCTTTTACTTTTTTTTCTATTAATCGTTTTCTAAGTTCATCTGGAATTGTTTTCCCGAATAATGGAATGGTATTTCTTTTAATTGTCATTGCATCAATTGCGCCTTCAACTAATACTACAGGTAAATTCCAATTTACATATAATTCAAACCCAATTATTTCTTTACTTACATTTGGATTTTTATGTTTAAAATTAGAACCATAGAAATCCCTGCCAACAAAGAAATTTAAACTGCCTGATAAATTATAACTAGGAATAATAATTTTATGTCTATACTGACCCGTTTCGCAAAATCCTAGATGATATTTTATAATATCAAAATTTGTAAACCCACGATCTTCTCTTAAATATTTTAAAGCATTCCTATAATCAGGGGTATTTTCTGCTTCCAAAAAAGATTTATATTCTGCCGGGAGTGATAAATGTGTCGATGTATAATTCGAATGTTCTATAAATAAACTGTTAATGTCTTTAGTAATAACACCTAGAGCTTTATTTAACTCTACAATTTTATCATAACTAGTATTAAGTTGTTTATATAAATTTTTTAGCTTTTTTCCGGCTTTGTTACATGTCCAACAATGCCAATGATTCTCGCCTTTATTAGTAGTTATTAATTGAACTTCTAATTTTCTTTTATGATGATTACAAAACGGGCAGTAAAATGCTACATTTCCACCGGACGTTTTCTTACCACGACCAAGAACCGATTCTAAAGAAGAAATTAATTTAGTATTATCCATTTAAGATAATATAATAAAAATTTCTTATTCTTCTAGCCATTCAACAGGAATTTCTTTTGCTGCCCAAAGATATCCATTTTTATTCGCCCAATCTGCGTATGTAGTTTTAGAGTTTTTAGTTATCTTATTATTTGGTGTTTGAAATAAAAGACGTATATCTAATTCTGGGTTACTACTCTTTACTAATAGATGCTTCTTTCTATCAATAGCAGTAAATCTGCCTTTAGTTTCTATATACATTTTACTTCCATCTTTCTTAATTAAGATAAAATCAGGTGTATATGTTGCAACTCTCTCCGGGATAGTATACTTTAATTTTTCAGATTCGTAACTCCAAGTTTTTCCTGTGAACTTAAGTTGTTCTGATATCTTATCTTCTAGTCCAGAACGATATCCATGTTTGCGAGCTAATGCTCTAATTGAAAATTTCTTTTTTGCCATAACTTATATTTTATTTTTATGATCTATCAAATCTAACTTCAAAGTTTAGATCGATATCATTTCTTTTTGGTATTGGTGCTCCTAATTTTGCAACTGCTACTAAATTATAATTTGTATCATATAATCCAATTGTTGTTATATATGGATTAAAATCAGATCCTGTTGCGAATGAAGCTAAAGAACCTGTTATATCATATAATGAAGGATTAGTACTTGTATTAAAATCGTTCATAGGAACATTGATATAATATTTTAATTGTTCTATATCTAAGCTACTTTTATATGATAAAGTAAAATCTTTTGTAAATGATGCTGAGACTAATTCATTTTGATAAGGAGAATAAATTATCATCCCTTGGTCATAAAATATATTACCAACTTTATTAGTTTGTAATGCTGAATAATCTATATCATATAATGAAGATAATGATGTTATTTCATTTTGAGTTAATGCACGATTAAAAAATCTTACTTCATCTAAACTTCCACTAAATGGTGTTAAACCTAAATTATTTGCTGCTCCTAAATATATACTACTTTTGTTTGATACTTTTTCGGTAGTTATATCAGTTACAGTGTCAAATGAAGATAACCCACCTTCAGTGACTTGAAGTGTTACGTCTAGATGGGTTCCTACTTTTTGAAATATAATAAACCCGGGTTTGTTTGAATTGATAATAGGATCTAAAGGCATTGTTATAGTTGATGTACTATTAATATCTGTTCTTGTAAATATAAGAGTAGATGTTACACCATTATATGTTATATCGAATGGATATGATTTAAGTAATGTTCCATTAAGCCACTTTTTAGATATTACGGATTGATTTGTTGATATAGTATCTTGAGGAAAGATCCAAAATGATATTGCAAAATCATTATCAAAAGTATTAAACCAATTATCTAAATCATCATTTACTTGAATGTATGAAGAAGTCCCATTAAAATTAGCTTGATATCCATGAGTATAAGTATTGCTAGAAATACCTGTAGTATAATTTATATCTTTAGAAGAATAACTTTCCGGAGTATAATCAGATTTAAATCCGTTATTAAATCCTAAGTAAATTAAAGAGTCAGACGTGAAGCTAGATGTATTAATTCTAGCATCTATTAATTCATAATTTCCATTATCTTGTAAAGTAATTGTTTCATTAGCTTTCCCAGTTACTGTTAAAGATACACTACCAGGTTTTATTTCATCGCCAACTTTAATTCTCGGAACAGAATATGTTATTAATTCTTTATTTAAATTTCTCGTAAAAGTTCCTATAGGATAACTAATATATCCAAAGTTTAGATATGAAGAATAATATAAATGATTAATACCTATATACGTATTTTTCATATAACTGCCGTCGGAATTTTGAAGCTCTCCTGCAGCAGATGATGCACTTATTGTTACATATTTATCTGAGTAAATACCTCTTAAATATTTAAATTTTGAATCAGTAAAAGATTGAGATGTAAAGCTCCAGTTTTTATGTGCAGTATATGTAGCTACATTTGAATCTTGTATAGTACTGAATGTTTTATAATCTGTCATTAACTTTTACCTTTATTATAAATATCGATAAGATAATATATTCAGTAAAAAAGCCCCAACAAAGGAGCTTTCTTAATTTCTTTCTTAATATTTTAAAAGTCAATTTTTACCTTCACTAAAATTTCTCTATCAAAAGATTTAAGTAATGGTTTGCTTAATTTTGCAACTGCTACTAAATTATATTGAGTATCATATAATCCAATAGATGTAATATATACTTGCGGGTTATTATACATCGTAGTTTGTGACAATGTATTATCTGACCCTGTTACAAAAGTTGGATTATTTGAAAAATTGTATTCTCCATTATATGCTCTTACAAATACAATTTGAGATTTAATTGATTCTTGATTTCTTGCTGTAAATCCATTTGCAGCACTAATCGCAGCTGCACCTGAAATTGATGTATATAATTTCCATGCATTATCTCCACCTGGCACTGCTGACGAACCTGTCACTGTATATGATGCCGTAACAGTATTAAATGAAAGTTGCGAATTTAACATATTGCCATTTAATACTAATAATCCTAAATCAGGATAAACTAAACCATATGCAGATGCTGAATTTACTGTACCTCCAAAAATACCATTATTCACTGACCCTGATACTATATTATATATTCTACCTCCGTTAGTCGCACTATTCGTTGTAGATGATAAACTATCATCAATTAAACTAATTATTTTATTTGAACTAGAAACGGCTACATTACTTCCAGTATATGCTGCATTAGCAAAGCCTCTACCGTTTAACTCTGCTAAATTTAATTGCCACGTACCAGCATTTAATCTTTCTTTTAATCTTACTCTGTCGACTGCAATTACATAAATACTATCAGAATTTACTCCGCCGTAAAATGTAAATTGAGTATCTGTAGAATCTAATAAAATATTTTTATATTGCGAATAAATAGCTCTTGTAGGAGAGTCATTTAATGAACCTCCGCCGGAATAACTGCCGCTTCCTAATCTATTTCCGTATGTAACTGCAAACTGCCCACTTGCACTAGTACTTGTATCACTAACAACATTATAATAATATTGTTTTTGTGTAGAAGTCATTAATGAACTAGTATAGTATGTAGTTAATGTACCTACATTATTTGCCCATAATGGTGATGTAACTATTTGATTTAAATTAGTTACTATATCTCTTGGCGTTTGTAATTCTGTAAATGTTGTCATTTTTATTTTTTAAGGTATTATATTATCTTACTCCGATAGGTACTGGTACTGTTATTTTACCTCCTAATTCATTTCCTTGAACAAATATATTTAATGTCGTTGCATTACCATTAAAATCTGTGTATACTGCTGATGGTATTACATTTATTCTAAATTTATTTGTAGAAATTATACTGCTAAGAGCTACACCAGAATCTCCTATAGATGTTGTCTGCGAATTAGTTCCGCCAAGTATTTGACCTAAATTGCTAAAATTAGCCGATATTTGCGGAGTAATATTAATATATCTCGAATCATAATATATAGTATATCCTAGATTACTATTACCAGTACTGCCATCGGATAAGCTAATTTGCGCTTCAATTCCATTAGCTCCTTGATTTTGATAAAATGGAAATGCTCCCGAACCTCCAGTGCTTAAATTAATCGTAAATGTACCTGTCGGTATCGTTATTGGATTTATAGTAGTTAATCTTGTCGTGCTTTTTGGTAAAGTAATTAATTTACTTTTTAAATTTTGTTCTGGAATAGGTGATGCTTCTAATACAGGCATATTTTCTATAATAATACCGTAATAATCACTTCCTAATGGATGTGATGGATTCCATAAATCATAATCTACTTCATCATCCCCTAGAGCAAAGTATTTAATATTTAACCCATTCGTACTTCCCTTTGAAAGTAATTCACGGCCTTTTGTAGTTAATATAGCGTCTACAGTTACGCTTGCATTATTTAAATATCCCATAATATGTATATCTTCTTATTTTAAAATAATTATATGTTAAGACTATTTTTTATCCAATATTAAATCCTTGTGAAGAATATCCTATACTATTTCTAACATTAGAATTTGGATTTGTTACTGAAATATTGCCCGGCTGATTCGGTAATACTAATACTGGTTTAGATGGATTATTTCTTACCGTGCCAGGATTAACTATTTTTATAGATATTACCGGAGAATTATCAGGCAAATCTATACTGTTAATATTATATCCCGGTGCAGATATTTTTGTTCCTTCAAACGATCTTTTTCTAAATGCTGCTAATGCATAATTATAATCTTGAACCTCTGCAGCTTTATAATAACTGCTAGAGTTATATCTTCCAATACTAGCACTTATTTCTGTACTATATATTGGATAAAATACTTGTCTAGTTAATGATAATGTATTTTGAATTATCGTTGAACCTGTCGATTCAAATCTTACCATCATATTTACTACTCCAGAGCCTGATATATATTTACTAGAACTATAGTTATATAATCCTGCTTTTTCTAATTGCTCCGTATAATCAATACTTGCACTATAAACAGGATATTCTCCCGTAAGATTAATATTATTATTAACGTTAATTGTATCCTCATACATCGGAGTTACGGCAACTACATCATCTAAAATAGTAATTTTGCTACGTTCTAATACATTTGGTCTAATCTTAATACTATTATCTAAAGAAACTCTAGCCGGTAATAATTGTTTTAATTGATCAAAGAATGAATAATCATATACCGATAATAATTTTAATAATACCGGCATATTATTTTTATCTTTATACTTTTTCCAATATTGATACTGTATCGTTCTTAAATCAATATAATAAGATAAATTTTGATCTGCCGGATCTCCGATATAATCATCAATATCAAAATATCCTAACTGATTGTAAATATCAGAATCTATCATATCTTGCGGAGATAAATAAATACCTACTACGTTAGTATCTTTCGGAGTTTGTTCAGATGTAGGAATCTCTGAGGTATTATCTAGACTTAATGAACTAGTTAAAGAATTTGATACTACTCTTATTTTTGTAGAATATAAATTATCAGCTCCTAAACTAGGAGTAACTACATATGTTGTATAATCTTCTCCACCTAAATCTCCATCTTGAAAGCCGTTAAAAGTTGCTGCTGACGCTGCGCTTGTAAAGCTCGAAATACTTTGATTAGGATGTACTGACGGATAACTTCCTGTTGTAGTTATTAAATAAGATAATGGTAATCTAAAACTTAAATAATCGTACGCATCTTGATCTGCATTACCACCATAAAATAATGGATTCTTAGAATACTGAGCCATCGAATCATTATTTAATAGATAAGACCAATATCTAAATTCATTTAAATTACCATCAAATGCTTTATTAGAAGTGCTATAACTAGCAGACCCTATTATGATATTCGAGGTTAAATTATAGTACAAATTAGACCCATTTACGGAGCTAGATTTATTATAAATTATATTATCATAATTCTTAACAACAGCGCCGATTGTAAATGATGATGCCGAATCTGAAGTTATTAAATTACTTATTGTAGATGTTAAACAGCTTTCTGCTTCTAACGTGCCACCGCTACTAGCTACGCTAGTTTTAAAAGCAGCTACAATTGAAGTTGATGATGTCGGTAAATAAGTTCGTTGAATATTTACAGACGTCCAATCTCCGTTAAACATTGGTATGTTATTAAGAGATGCACTTACATATGTTAAATCCGGTTGAAGTAAATAATATGTTAATTGACCTTCTTTAGAATTATAATTACTAGGTTGATCATATGTTATATAAAAATACGGATCACCTGAGTTATCTGTTCTTAATAATGTACGAGGATATAATACAACACTAGAATCCGGTTTAAATCTAAACTGAATTGTATCTGGTGTTCTATTTGTCGTTGTTAATGTATCCCAAGGAATTGTTATAGACCCTGTATTATTTCCAAATTCTAAAGAATAAATAAACTTATCTATTTGCCAATC